ACCGGATGGCCCCGATTTTTTTTCATGTGGGCCCCACCACGCACGTGTTGACAAGGACAATTGGACCAATTAGAAACGCCGCTCAAAGCTAAATTGTGTGGTGGTCCCCTATATAAACTCGGGCTCCAAGTACCGCACACATACCAATGCGGGATCCGTTACTTAACCACTTACCCGAAACCGTTCACGGTCTTACGTGTCTGCTACCCGTTTTATATCTTTATACCGTAGAAATTACGCTTTCTCCAGACACTCTAAAATACGATTTAATCCGGGATTTGATATCTGTCATTAGGGCTAGAAAATATGTGGAAGCGACCAGCAGATATAATCATTTCCACTCCCGCCTCGAAGGTAAACCGCAGTTTCAACTTTGTCAGCCCATATACCAGCCGTGCTGCTGCCCCCATTGTCCGCGTCACCAAAGCAAAAGCATGGGCCAACAGGCCCATGAACAGGAAGCCCAGGATGTACAGGATGTACAGAAGCCCAGATGTTCCGAGGGGCTGTGAAGGCCCGTGTAAGGTCCAGTCGTTTGAGTCCAGGCATGATATCCAGCACATTGGTAAAGTCATGTGTGTTAGTGATGTTACTCGTGGTACTGGTCTGACCCACAGAGTTGGTAAAAGGTTTTGTGTAAAATCTGTCTATGTTCTGGGCAAGATTTGGATGGATGAGAATATAAAGACTAAGAATCATACGAATAGTGTTATGTTTTTTCTTGTTAGGGATCGTAGGCCCGTTGATAAGCCCCAAGATTTTGGTGAGGTTTTTAACATGTTTGACAATGAGCCCAGTACGGCAACTGTCAAGAATGTGCATCGTGACAGGTACCAGGTTCTGAGGAAGTGGCAGGCAACCGTTACAGGTGGTCAATACGCATCGAAGGAGCAAGCTCTCGTGAAGAAGTTTATTAGAGTTAATAATTATGTTGTGTATAACCAGCAAGAGGCTGGCAAGTATGAGAATCATAGTGAGAATGCATTGATGTTGTATATGGCGTGTGCCCATGCCTCGAACCCTGTGTATGCTACGTTGAATATACCTATCTATTATTCCGAATCTGGAACGACCTGAAATTAATAAAGATTTAATTTTATTATGCTTGAAGTTTGCACATGAATTGCAGGTGCTATTACATTCCATAAAACATGGTCGACAGCTGTAATTACAGCGTTGATACTAATTACAGCGAAGTAAGTTAAAAACAGCAACACATGTGTCCTAAATACCCTTAAGAAAAGACCAGTCGGAGGGTGTAAGGTCGTCCAGATTCGGAAGGTGAGAAAACATTTGTGTATCCCCAACGCTTTCCTCAGGTTGTGATTGAACCGTACTTGGACTGTTATGATGTCGTGGTTCCTCATGAATGGCCTGTTGTGGTGCTCGGTTATCTTGAAATACAGGGGATTTGTTATCTCCCAGATAAACACGGAATTCTCTGCTTGAGCTGCAGTGATGGGTTCCCCTGTGCGTGAATCCATAGTCGTGGCAGCGTAATGCGATGAAATATGAACAGCCGCAGTCTAGGTCAACGCGACGACGCCAAGTCCCCCTCTTCGCCAGCCTGTGCTGCACTTTGATTGGAACCTGAGTAGAGTGGGCCTTCGAGGGTGATGAAGGTCGCATTCTTTAAAGCCCAATTTTTGAGTGCGTTATTTTTCTCTTCATCCAAGAACTCTTTATAGCTGGAGTTGGGTCCTGGATTGCAGAGGAAGATAGCGGGAATTCCACCTTTAATTTGAACTGGCTTTCCGTATTTTGTATTTGATTGCCAGTCCCTTTGGGCCCCCATGAATTCCTTAAAGTGCTTTAGGTAGTGGGGATCGACGTCATCAATGACGTTGTACCAGGCGTCATTGCTGTAGACCTTTGGGCTAAGGTCTAGATGTCCACATAAATAGTTATGTGGACCTAATGACCTGGCCCACATCGTCTTCCCCGTCCTACTCTCACCCTCTATGATAATACTAATGGGTCTTAAAGGCCGCGCAGCGGCACCGAGAACATTCTCGGCAGCCCATTCCTCAAGTTCTTCGGGAACTTGATCAAAAGAAGAAGAACAAAAAGGAGAAATATAAACCTCCAAGGGAGGTGTAAAAATCCTATCTAAGTTACATTTTAAATTATGAAATTGTAAAACATAATCTTTGGGTAGTTTTTCCCTAAATATTGCTAGGGCCGCTGAAGACGACCCTGAATTGATTGCCTCGGCATATGCGTCGTTGGCAGATTGGCAACCTCCTCTAGCTGATCTGCCATCGATCTGAAACTTACCAAAATCAATGAAGTCTCCGTCTTTCTCCACATAGGCTTTGACATCTGAACGCGACTTAGCTCCCTGAATGTTCGGATGGAAATGGGTGGCGTTATTAGGGTGAGTGACATCGAAATGTCTATGGTTTCGGAGCTGTGTTGCCCCTTTGAACTGAATGAGCGCTTGGATAAGCAAGCTCCCATCTTGAGGGTTTTCTTGAGAAACTCTAGTGGCAGGTTTATCAGAAAAAGAAGAATACTTTTTAAGTAGCTCGAGCATTCGCTCGAAGGCAGTACGGCATTTTCCATGCGTAAAGAAGATATTTTTGGCATTCACACAAAACGACTGCGTACGAGGCATATTGAATTGGGGACACTTCAAAACTCTATGGAAGGGGGGACACCGGGGACCCATTTGTAAGGTGTCCCCAAATGGCATTCACGTAATAACGTGGAAAATTCCAAAATTTTCCCGCTCCAAAAAGCGGCCATCCGTATAATATT